GTGGTCTAGTTCGTCAGGGTCCGGCAGGCAAGGTCGGGGGCGGCTAGGTATCGTATGGCGCGGTGAGCCAAGGTAAGGCAGGCAATCAATACACAATAGGAGCATGATATGATCAGCAAAGATAAAACCTACTGCACACGCGGAGGCCAAGAGGTTCGCATATACGCGACTGACGCTGGCGGTCTATTCCCCGTTCACGGCGCTATCTTCCAAGATGGCACTTGGCACGGCATGAAATGGACGGAAGAAGGCAAAACGCATTTCACGACCACATCCTGCATGGTCAACACGGTTGATGATCTTGTCGAAGTAAAGCCGCGCCACAAGCGGACGGTGTGGCTGAATGTGTATGACAACGAAGTCATTCACGGCGGCTGGCGTACAAAAGAAGAAGCTGACAACATCTCACATCGTAACCGTGTCGCTTGCATCAAACTTGATCTAGATTTTGAAGAGGGAGAAGGGCTGTGACCGACGATCTTGTGAAGCGGCTGCGTCAGACAATCTACTTAGAGGCGCATCAATTAGAAGGTCCGTTCTTAGTGTCAAACCTTCAAGCCATCATTGAGCGATTTGCTTTGCAGCGCATTGAAGCCGCCGACCGGATTGAGACGCTGGAAGCGGCGCTGGAGACAGTGATGGTAGGTGGCAACCATTTAGTTCAGCTTATTGGCACACATCATCCGCATTGGACGCAAGAGCCGTGTGAAGCGCTGGATTGGTATGGGCCAAACGATGCTTACGATGCGTGGTGTTGTTGGAAGTCCATTATGCAAGCTCGCGCTGCACTAGGGGAGAAGAAAGATGGGGAAGCGGTCTGACTTTGACAGGGAGAAGTTGGACTTCTACCCCACGCCAATGGAAGCAGTGAAGCCATTGCTTCCGCATCTTTTGCCGGGGTCTAGCTTCTGTGAGCCTTGTGCTGGCGCGGGTGATCTTGTCCGTCATTTGGAGGCCGCTGGGCTGCGCTGCGTGTCAGCTTTTGACGTTGAACCCCGCCATGACAGCATCCGGCGTCACGATGCCTCATGGATCACCAAAGATGATCTGAACGGGGCCAAGTACATCATCACTAACCCGCCGTGGGACCGGACCCCGCTGCACCAGATTATAGAACGCTGCTCAGCTATAGCTCCCACTTGGTTGCTCTTCGACGCTGACTGGATGCACACCAAGCAGGCTGCCAATCATCTTTTGTACTGTTGGACTATAGTTTCAGTTGGCAGGGTGAAGTGGATTGCTGACAGCGATATGGCTGGAAAGGATAATTGTTGTTGGTATTTGTTCAAAGACACAATCCCGCTGGAAGGGACTGTATTTCATGGCAGATAAAATCAGCTTGGATCAACAAATAAAGCACGTTGAAGATGCCATCCGAAATAATAAGGCATTTGCGGCGCTGACAAAAAGGTATGTAGATCAAGGGGATAGGCCGCAAGAAGTCTTGGATGAAGCAGAAAGGCGAATTCCATATTGGGAAGCTATTTTAGCGACCCTTAAATGGCTGAAAAATAACCGTGAGGCCGTAATTAAGGCTTCAAAAATGACAGACTGACAGGGGAATAAGATGGATAATTCGGAGAAAATGGCACGGCTAATTGCCAAATTAGGAATGTCCCGGCTGCAAATTGCAGATTATCTGGGCGTGACAGAACGGACGGTTTATCGCTGGATCGCTGGGGACACCCAACCCCCTAAAATGGCCTTCATTGCTTTGGAGTTGCTGCAAAAAAAGAAGTGAGCTAGTATCTCTGAATGAGCGAAACCCCGCCAGCGGCAAACTGACGGGGCTTCTGAAACCAACCATGCGGGTGTCGCGCACGTTGGGCTTAAACCGGAAAATATCCGCTTTTTGTCTAATTTGCAAGTCACCCCCAAACCCACAGGGGTGCGTTATGTCGATTCAAGCTGTTTCTTGGGCTTTTGAACAAAATGTCCCAACGCTGGAAAAGTTTGTTTTGGTCGCTTTGGCCAATTATTCAAATCATGATGAAGAGGCGTGGCCATCTTTGGCAACTTTGTCCCGTGACACTTCCATGTGCATTAAAACAATCCGCGTCAAACTTCGGGCGTTGGAATCTCTTAATCTTATCTCACGGTCAAATCGCTTTAATGAAGTCGGGCAAACATCGAACAGATACCTTCTTCACATTGATCGCCATGTCAAAAGCAATCGTGCTGTTGAAGATATTGGGGATTTAATCCCGTTCAAATGACCCCCTCCCCTGAGAGTATAGGGGGTGAATGTGAAGGTAGGGGCCCCCTCCCCTCTCAGGGTAGGGCCCCCCTCCCCTGAGAGTATAGGGGAACCGTCAATAGAACCATCATTAGAACCTTACCTAGCCAATAGGTAGAATCTATCAGGATAAAGAGAGTAGAAAGACCCAACATGACCGATGCAATAACTCTCAGAGACTATCAGCAAGAAACCATCAACCAGCTTCGTCAGGCCCTTGGCAGGGGGTCAAAGCGCCCGGTGGTCCAAGCCCCAACCGGAGCTGGCAAGACTGTCATCGCCGCTGCCCTCGTCAACATGGCGCGGGAGAAGGGCAAAAAGGTTTTGTTCTGTGTCCCGGCTTTGTCACTGATCGACCAGACCGTTGAACGCTTCCGGGCTAATGGCATTTTCGATCTGGGTGTAATTCAGGGCATCCACGATTTGACGGATTATTCGCAGCCAGTTCAGGTTTGCTCAGTTCAGACTTTGGCACGGCGAAATATTCCGCAGGCTGATTTGGTAATTATCGACGAAGCCCATGTGATGTTTCGTCTGTATGAAAAATGGTTCAAAGAGGACCGCTGGAAAAATGTCCCCTTCGTCGGACTTACGGCAACCCCATGGTCCAAGGGCATGGGTAGTCAGGGGATGTGGGATGACCTGATTGTTGCCACGACAACCCAAAAGCTGATCGAAGAAGGTAGCCTGTCAGATTTTAAGGTTTATGCCCCGTCTCATCCCGACCTGTCGGCTGTCAAAACAGTTCGTGGCGATTATGACACCGTTGGCCTTGGCACGGCGATGAACAAGGGAACGCTGATCGCTGATATTGTTTCGACATGGCTGGAACGGGCCGAATGGCGTCCAACGGTCTGTTTCGCTGTCAACCGGGTCCATGCCAAGAATATCCAGAAGCGGTTTGAAGAACACGGCGTCCCGGCAGCTTACATGGATGCTTTCACCAATTTGGCAGACCGGGCAGCCATTTTGGAAAAGTTTGCCTCTGGCCAAGTGAAGATCATTTGCAACGTGGGCGTTCTGACAACTGGCTTCGACGCTGACGTTCGCTGTGTCATTCTGGCGAGGCCAACTAAATCTGAAATCCTGTATGTCCAAATGATTGGCCGGGGACTCCGTACCGCACCCGGCAAGGACCACTGCCTGATCTTGGACCACTCCGACACGACACTGCGGTTGGGCTTCGTGACAGACATCCATCACGAAAGGCTGGATGATGGCACGGCAAAGCGGGAAGCCAAGCAGGTAAAGGAATTACTGCCAAAGGAATGCCCCCAATGCCATTTCGTAAAACCCTTGAAGGCCCGTAATTGCCCCTCATGCGGTTTTCAGCCTCAGCCTAAATCCAAAATTGAATGCGAAGAGGGGGAATTGCAGGAATTAACCCGTGATAAAAAATCCAAGGCTAACCAATATACGAAAAACGATCTGCAACACTGGTATTCAAACCTGATCCTTCATGCCAACCTTCGGGGCTACAAGCCGGGATGGGCTTACTGGGCCTTCAAGGACAAGTTCAAAGTCACTCCGCCATCCTTTCTCCTGAAAATCCCGGCCCCTGATCTTTCTCCTGACGTTCAAAGCTGGATTAAGTCCAGAAACATTCGCCGCGCCAAGAGCCAGTTTAGGGGGAAGGCGGCATGAGCAGCACCCGTGACAACGCTCATGGCAACTGGCGGTCAATCCTGATCCACCTTGGCGTGGACCCGGCCCGTCTGGTCAACAAGCATGGTCCCTGCCCCATGTGCGGCGGCAAGGACCGTTTCCGCTGGGACGATCAAGGCGGCAATGGCGGGTTTATTTGCTCTGGCTGTGGCGGGGGTGACGGCTTCATGCTGGCCCAACGGATTACCGGAAAGAGCTTCAAGGAGGTGGCCATGGCGATTGATGAGATGCTGGGCAAAACGTCCACCTTCCAGATGAAAGGCCCCGATCCATCGGAGGTCGCCCAAAAGAATGCCATGCGGCGCGTCTGGGAAGGCTCGTGGCAGCCAAGTTTTGACAGCGCAGTAGGGGTGTACCTTGGCAACCGCGTGGGGTGTCTGTGGCCTTCTAATGCCATCCGTGAGGCATCCTATGGCAGCAAGGGTTGGTTCATGATTGCTAAGATCGTGGACTATACTGGGGAGCGATCCGTTAACTTGCATCTGACTGCGATCACTGAGGACGGTCGAAAGCAGGATGTGACCCCTGCCAAGAAGGTCATGCCGGGTAAGTTGCCGGATGGGTGTGCCATTCGTCTTGGCCCGGTGAAGCCTGTCATGGGCGTGGCAGAAGGGATTGAAACGGCCATCTCTGCTGCGATCATGTTTGATATGCCAGTCTGGGCCTGCGTAAATGGCACGTTGCTGTCAAAGTGGGTTCCGCCGGAGGGGTGTGAGCAGGTTACGGTATTTGGTGACAATGATGCCAATTTCACCGGGCAGGCTAAGGCGTTTCATTTGGCAAACCGTCTTGAAGTCCAGTTCAAACGGAAGGTGCAAGTGATGATCCCGCCGACCGCTGGGCATGACTGGAACGACCATCATCATGCCACGTGGTCAAAGCCGGGTGGCCATCTGCGGCTTGTCAAATGAAAGGAGCCGGGGTTGTGGCCCCGGCCCTAGTGAGGTCTGAGTCTGGTTACTGAAGTCTGAGCTTATCCAGCAACCTAGTGATATTCGGCCATGATAAATGATCTGGCAAGCCCCAAAGTGTAGGTGTGTTTCATTTGGCCGTGTACGGACACTGCCCGATAATGGGTGGCGTCCCGATTGGCATAGGTGATGGGCGTGATCCAGCCTATTTCCTCACCGTTATAGGTCACGGTCCATAGGTCCTCGTCATCATCTTTGACCATTTGGATGGGTGATTTAATTTCGCCCCGGCCAAAGGTCTGTTGGTCAAGCTTGTCTGTGATGATGCCGCACAGGTCTGCGATATGTTTCGGTAATTCAGTCATGCGACTCTCCTGTAGTGAGGATTATGGTCAGATTATACTGTCAGTCTGTCATGGTCAATATGGTTTTTGCTGATATAATGATCCAACGGGAGGCAATAATGACGGATATTCAAATTCTCATATTGGCGGGGTTTATGTTTATCGGGCTGCCGCTTGGCATCCTAGGAGGTGCTGCCATTTTGGCATTTATTGACAAAAAGCGCCGTCCTTAAATACTTAAATGGTTTTCAATGATCCAATGATCCGACAGGTTTTCGTCCTTAAATGGTTTTCCCCAAGCTAGTGATCCGGTCCTATCCGTCCTTAAATGGTTTTTACCTGTCAAATGATCCGATTAGGTGTGCCGTGACAGGGTTGTTTCCTGTCAAATTGGCAATGTTAAGCCGTTTAACTTGCCATTGTGACTCTGCCATTTGCCACAAGCGCCACCCTTGGCCGGGTTAGGGCCTTGCAATGGTCTAGCTATATGAGGGGAAAGCGGGGACAGGGCCGCCCCGTGACAAGCGGCCCCGCCCCCTTGCCGGGGTTAGTATTCTTCCGGCAATAGAATTGTCGTCAAAGTCCTGTCCGCTTCCGTTATAATCCATACGGTCCCGGCCCCCGGAAGCTTATAGGCGGACAATATGCGGCCCCCTAAGCGGACGGCTTCCGCATTGGTCCCCCTATCTTCCGCGCATATATCCCCAAAGTCCCCGCCTTGATGGCGGGCCAATAGCAGGGCGGCCAATTGACCATCAGCCTGCAATAATTCCAAAGCGCCGGGGGTTGCGCATATATTCCCCATCCTGAAAAGGCTTTTGCGTAGCATTTTGCGACTCCTTGTCCTGTCCGCCATATTGGGCGGGGCGGGGCCATCTAGCCCCCGTATTGGCCACCCCTTAGGATGGCCAAGGCGGGGATTAGGCGGCGGACTCTTCCGCCTCTTCTTCCGCATAGGCCGATTCAATGCGGCGGCCCGTATGGGCGCAATAAAGGGCGGAGTCCTCGTAATTGACTTCTAAGCCAATGACGCGCCACCCCCCGGAATTGTCCCGATTGGCAATGGCGGACAGGACTTGCCGCAAATTGGCCCGGACGGCCTCAAAGCTTAGGGCTTCCCCATCCTCCGTGACATAGAAAAGGGGATAGCCCCCCGGCCAAGCCCATGGCCCGTTGCGATAAGCGCGGCGGAAGTCATTTATTGTTTGAATTACCATGACAAGACTCCTTGTTTCTGGCCCCGTATTAGGGCGGCGGCAATTGGCCCCCGTATAGGCCGCCCCGTGGGACGGCCTAGGCGGAGTCAACTAGGCGGCGGCCTGTCCTGTCCCGTCTAAGCGGGCCAGAGTCGACTCCAGCCAAGCTTCCGGGGCCTTGTGAATTGCGTCATTGGTATGAGCGGCGGGAATTGCTAACACTTCCCCAATATGGGGAAGGGCGGGCCGCATAATGTCCGCCAAATAGTCCCGGCTTATATTGTGACTCTTATAGGGCCAGCTTCCCCCAAAGTCATAAGCCCCCCGCGCTAAACTATATAACATTTGCCGGGGATAGGCGGGGGAAACCATGGCAAAGGCCGCCCGTGCTAGGTCCAAAGGGGCCGTGTCAATTCGGGCGAATAGGGCGACTCCTTCCCGGCCAAAGGCTTGAGTCATGACTCCCGCCCATAATTCAACGGGGCGGCGGCCTGCCAATATGCGGCAAAGGGCCAATATGGCCGCCCCGCGCTTTTCTATGTCCGCCGGATCAATGCTTCCGCTTGTTGTTAGGTCAACAATAACCGCCAAGGGGGCCGCTTCCGTGACAAGTCTAACCCGCCGCCGCATTGCCGCCGGATGGCCAGCCAATAGGGCGGGAACGTCCGGCCTATGGCCCGAAACGTCCCGCCGCCAAGCCTTGGCAGGGGTTGCAAACGTGAATCGTTCAAAGCGGGCCAAAAGGGAGTCGGACCGCGCCACAAGAGACAAATCCCCCGTGCGGCAAGCCGTGCAAGCTTCCGTTAGGGTTTTATTGCCGGACCAATCCCCATGGCCATTTTGGCGGCCCTTGGCTTGTGCAAAGTCCGCCAAGGCGGACAGGGAGTCCGCCAAGGCAAAATAAGTCCGGGCGGGGCGGCCCAAAGCCGCTTCCGCATTGGCGGGAAGGGGGAGATTCAAAGTCCGCATTGGCTTAGCCCTCCACAATGGTTTTTTGATCCGGGGACAGGGCGGCCAAATAAGTCAGGGCCGCCGCTTCATTTTCACTAAAGCCCGCCGCAATCAAAGCGGCCCCGGCCATAGTGTCACGGGGGGTTATCAGGACTTTAAGGCCCGCTTGTGCGGCCTTGGCGCGGGCCTTTTGGACACGGGCGGCAAAGGCGGGGTTGCCTGACAAGGCCGTTTCTAGGTCCGTGTCGTAATCCCATGGCAATTTGGCAAAGCGGGACAGGAAAGCCCCGTCTAGTTTAGTCCGCCCCACATAGTCCGCCGTGGCCCCGTGGCCCCACGTGTTAGCCCCGGCAATGCAAATAAAGTCAGGGTGGCGCTTCACGATGGAGTCGGGAAATTGGCAAAAATCATTGGCCAATGCCGATTGCAGGGCCAAGCAAGCTTCATTTTCCCACGAGTCCAATTCGTCAAATTGGCAGATTCCGCCGTGTTCAAAGGCTTGCCGGAAAGGAGTCCCGTGGTACTGGCCCGCCGCATCAATAAAGCCCAAAACGTCAAAGGCCGTGGCTTTTGCGCCCATACCATAAAAGCCAAGGCCCATAAGCTTAGCTAAGTCCTGTCCCGCATGAGTCTTGCCGGAAGCGGCGGGGCCAGCAAGCCATATATTCACGGGGAATCCATTGGCTTGGCGCGCGGCGGCCATCCGGGCCAGAGTCTTAAAGGCTTTATGTTGCAAGCCGTCATGAGTCCGCACATTGCCGCTTGTGTCCTTTAATTCAATGCGGACGGCGGGGCCGCCTTGGCTTGCAAGGGCCGCTTGAATCTTGGAGTCCACAAGGGCGGCAATTGCGTCCCCGTTCATTGTGTTTTGGAGCACCCCGGCAATGGCGGCGGCAATGGCGGCGGCCAAATCATTAGGCGCGGCGGCATTGTTTGGCGGGGGCGGCGGGACTTGTGCGGCCTTTTCTTCCGCCTTGGCTTCATAAGCGGCGGACTGGCCGGAGTCGTTGCCATTGTCACGGAAGCGGCGGCGGCGGCCAGTAAAGGCCCGCTTTTCCCCCGTTTCGGCTTCATGGCAAATGGCGGCAATAGTGTCATATTGCCGGGCCGTCATTTGGCCCGTTTGCTTATTTTTGGACGTTTCAAAAATGTCATAGCAAAGGCGGCGGGCCTTATCAGTCATTTTATGGCGGCAATTGTCAAAGCGGACAAATAGATTGGCCGCTTCCGTGGCGGAATAAGTCATTGGCTTTGGCCCTTCATTAAATTGGCCCGTTGAATAGGGGGCCGGGTCAATGCCGAAAGCGGCGGCCAATGCGAGCATGTCCCCCACGGAAAGGTCCGCACTAGACTTGCCGTTTTGGCGGGAATAAGCGGGCCATCCGGCATTGGCAGTAATAGTTGAACGCAAGGCGGACTTGCCTGCGCTAGAAAATGAAAGCTTGGCGGCCTTTGGGGCGGTAGCATTGTCGAACATGGGGTTATTCCTTCGTCACGGGTTGCCTTGGAATATTGGCCAAGGGCGGGACAGAATCCCGCGCAATTCTCTTATCAAACAACGCGCCACCCTGTCAAATTGTCATAACGGGCCAAGGGGCTTTTGTGCTATATTTCAGGGGCTAAGGGGCTTTGGCGGACATGACAGAAAGTGTCACGGCCTGACAGATTGGCAGGGAAGCCCTAGGGCGGGCGATAGTCTGGCCCGGTACTTTCATGCCAAAGGGTGCGGACTTTGCCGCCCACGGGGTTTTCATGTTTCGTTCCCCATTGGCGGGGATTTAAGGGGGACTAAATGGCGGGAAGGAATAAAGACAAGCGGCCTATTGGCCCGGACGATATAGCGGCGGCCTTTGCCAAGCCCATGGGGAAGGGGCCTAGCACAAGGCAAAAGCGGGAAACAATCTCACAAGTCCTGCCAACTATAAGGGCGGAAACAAAGGCAAGCATTGCGGAAGCCCGGAAGGAAACAAGGGGAAGGAAAAGCACATATAGCAGGGAAAGGTTTAAGGCCGTATGTGACCTTATGGGCCAAGGCTTGCCATGCCATGAAGCCCAAAGGGAAGTAGGAATCCCTGCTAGTACTTTCGGGGATTGGTTGAATCAAACGGGGGAAGAAGGTCTCTTTTGCCGGGAAACATACGCGCGGGCAAGGCAAGCTTTGGCCGATTGGGCGTTTAGTGAAGCCTTGTCAGTCCCCCAAAGGCTTTTGGCATTGGCATTGACTCCACAAGCCCCGGACGGGGACGGGAGGCCTGCCAAGCCGCTTGTGGACTCTGCCATGGTCGGTGCGGCCCGATTAGTGACTGACAGCCTCAAATGGTATGCGGAAAGGCTTAACCCCGGCCAGTATGCGGAAAGCAAAGCCCCGCCGCCCGTGGTTACTGTCAATAACAATTCCCTGACAATATCGGGGCGGGACTTAGACCCTGACAAGCGGGAACAGTTGCGGACTCTGCTATTGGCCGCCCGTGACAATGGGGGAGCCCTGCCAAGCCCTGACAATGGGGACAGTTGACAGGCGGACTTGTGCTAGGCTTTGGCAAGCGCGGCCTTGGCTTTGACAGGCCGGGGCGGCTTCCGGCCCCCCTTTTGGCCCCCCACCCATGGCCGCCTAATAGAAGGCCGGGTCGGGTCTGGGTCCCTGAACCCCTCCCACGGAATCTCCCAGTATTGGCAATTTGTAATTGGGTCCCCTTACCTCCCCTATGTTTCACGTGAAACACTACCCCCCCTATGGGTCCCCCTTATGGGTCCCCCTTTTTGGTATATACAGACTATGGGTCCCTTTATGGCCTATAGCCCCTATACCTCCCCTATGTACCGAGCCAAGAAAAAGCCCCAGAGGGAGTGCGGGTCCCATCTGAGGCTTTCTGATCATGGAGTGATCTATGGCGTGGGTCGGCGGTTCCAGTCACCTACCCACTGAGATACTATGCCATATCTGGCGGGGTTTTTCCAGCAGAACCATTGGGCCCCTTAGATGTTTCACGTGAAACATTGTTGAACTGTTCAATGATGGAGCAGGCGAGGGGAGTCGAACCCCTGTCCTCTGGATGGAAGCCAGATGTTCTACCGTTTAACTACGCCTGCTTTACTTAGCTGCCTAAGAACTTACGTTCAGCTTTGATCTGTTCCTGTATCCATTCAACGCTGTCGCGACCATCAAGGTCAGGCCGCAAGCTTTCCCGCCATGCGTTTAGCTGATTATATCCAGTGATATTGGGTATCCCACGGCTATCATCTACCGGACGGCCAAACCGCGCCAATGGGTCAACATGCCAATGCGGCTGCGTTACTGGTTTGGGCAACGGTGGCATTTTGAAGCCATAGACAATATCCGTGACTTCACGGAACTTATCTATGCCCCCGTTAAACTTCCAAAAGTCTAAAGCACCCTGCTGGTCCCATACAACATGTTCCACAACCTCAAGGTCATGGCCTACGCCCCATACAGTGGCATAGCGTTTTGGTAGTGAATGTACTGGCATGAGCTTATCCGCAGCTATAACCGCTGGCGCGGCAACAAGGCCGGATAGTACAAAACGTCTGGTTATCATAAGGACCCCCTCTGTCCATGATGACTCACTATAGCACAAATCAACCTATAGGTTTATATTTTCTTCAGCCAAGGGGGCTAAAATGACTGAAGATGATGAAGATAAGCTGCAACGCACACTGACAAATATGGTCATCAATGCCCACTCGTCTCAGTGGTTGCCAATCAGAACCGCGCCAAAAGATGGCACCCCTATTTTGGTTTTTTGCCCAAGCCACCACCTAGAAGCCTACGAAGACTTCTTTGCTGTCGTAAAATGGGTGGACGCTGCATACGATGGCACGGAAGGGTGGTTCGATAACTTTGACAAGCTTTTGCCAACTCACTGGATGACAATACCAAAGGCCCCTAAGCCATGAGCATTCTAAACCTAGACGGTCAACAGATTGACATTAACAAGCAGCTGGACGAACTAGACCGCGCCGACTGCGAAGACAACCTATACACGTTCTTGAAGCACGCTTGGCGCTACATCGACGCTTCGCCATTCACTGACGGCTGGCCAGTTGAAGCCGTGGCAGAGCATCTGCAAGCAGTCGCAGATGGTGAGATTAGACGTCTAATTATCAACATCCCGCCCCGCTGCGCCAAGTCATCTTTGACATCTGTAGCTTTCCCCGCATGGGTATGGGCACAACCATGGAATACGCCGACCTCTGGTCCGGGCGTTCAATTCCTTCATGCCTCATATGCCCAGCAGCTTTCTCTGCGTGACAGCGTGAAATGTCGCCGTCTGATTGAAAGCCCATGGTATCAGCGCCTCTGGGGTGACAGGTTTAGGCTGACAGGCGACCAGAACACCAAGACGAGGTTTGACAATGATAAGAATGGCTCCCGTCTTTCAACTTCAGTTGGGTCCGCACTTACGGGTGAAGGTGGTTCGATTATCGTGGTTGATGACCCAAATGCCGCGCAAGAAGCCTTCTCCGAAGCTACCATCGCATCGACCATTGAATGGTGGGACTCTGCCCTATCGACCCGCCTTAACGACCCCAAGACGGGTGCCTTCGTGGTCATCCAACAAAGGCTTTCGGAAGAAGACCTGACCGGGCACATTATGTCTAAGGACGAGGGAGAATGGACCCACCTCTGCCTGCCAATGCGGTATGAGTGGCGCAGGCATTCCATTACCCAACTTGGCTGGGAAGACCCCCGTGGCGTGACAGACGAAGGAGTCAGCCTTGTTACCACCGATGAAGAAGGTAATCGCATTCCAGTCACCCCCGAAGCGGAGGTGGAACTTGAAGACCGTGAGGGTGCCCTTCTCTGGCCAGAACGCTTTGGCGAACAAGAAGTCACAATTCTGGAAAAGCAATTGGGTCCTTGGGCGGCTGCGGGCCAGCTCCAACAGCGCCCAGAACCCAAAGGCGGCGGTATCATCAAACGCGAATGGTGGCAGCCATGGGATAATCAGAACTATCCCAACATGGACCTCGTAATCGCCTGCGTAGATACGGCCTACACCACCAAGACGGAGAACGATCCGTCTGCTATGACCGTGTGGGGAATTTTTTCTAGTGATGTCAGTGCCTTAGCACCTACACATGCCGCGAATCGTCAAGGCACCTTGGTTGATTACACCCGCGAATACCAAGAGGTAGCCCCCAGAGTCATGCTTATGTACGCATGGCAGGGTAGGTATGAGCTGCATGATCTGGTTCAGAAGGTGGCAGAAACCTCCCGTAAGTTCCAAGTTGACCAGTTGCTGATTGAAAACAAGGCTGCCGGTCACTCAGTCGCCCAAGAAATTCGCCGCATGTACGGCTATGAGCGGTTTGGGGTGCATATGTTTGACCCCAAGAGCCAAGATAAGCTGGCTAGGCTGTACTCCGTGCAGCATCTCTTTGCCGAAGGGCTAGTCTTTGCCCCCGGCTACCAGTGGGCTGAGATGGTCATCACCCAAGTTGGCACCTTCCCCAAGGGCAAGCACGATGACTTGGTGGATACCGTGTCCATGGCCATGCGCCATTTACGTGATACGGGGGTCATTCTCCGGCCAGATGAGTGGCGGGCAGAGCTGGAAGACACACTTTCCTTCAAGGGAAACAAGAATTGGGAGCCACTATACCCGATTTGACAGAAATCCTGTATGTTTCTGTCACGCCCTTGTAGCTCAGAGGCCAGAGCAGCGCTTTTGTAAAGCGAAGGTCGTGGGTTCAAATCCTACCGGGGGCACCAGTCGGGGGTTGTTATGCCAAGGGTACTTGCAAACGCAGTCGTTGATGTCATTAAGCCGTCCACTCCGGTCAGGATTGGCAACTTCCGCGTGGAAGTATGGGGCAAAGCACCCTACGACTACGTGCGAGTCTATGAAATCATGGCAAAAACCGATACAATGGCAGCCCAAGAGGGTATCCGGCGCTTCGTTGCTGAGATGGAAGCCATGGATGTGACAGAGGAACAATCCTAATGCCGATGACACCGGGCCTGATGCCAAATCTAAGGCAAGTTTCGCCTTCTGAAGACGATCTTCAGGACGGTGAAGTCATCGTTGAAATTATTGAAGACGGTCTTGACCGTGAAAAAGCCGACGAAAACGGTGCAATTCTTGAAATTGAACACCCAGACGGGTCAATCACCGTGTCACTTGATGGCAAACCCATCAATGACAACCGCAAAGAGCGTGACGGCGACGAATGGTTCCGTAATCTTGTTGATGACATTGCTGACAACAACCTGACCAGCATCTCACAAGACCTTCTTCGTGGCATTCGTGACGATATTGACAGCCGAAACGACTGGATTGAAGACCGCGCACAAGGTTTGAAGCTTCTTGGCATCAAACTAGAAATTCCCGGCGTGCAAGGTGCGACTGACGGCGCTCCCGTTGAAGGTATGAGCAAGGTTCGGCACCCACTTTTGCTTGAAGCAGTGCTTCGCTTCCAAGCCAATGCACGTTCTGAGCTTCTTCCGACCGATGGCCCGGTTAAAATTCGCAACGACAACAACAATCCAACGCTGCAAGACGATCAACTTGCCAATGCGTTGCAGAAAGACCTGAACCATTATCTGACAGCAACAGCAACTGAGTATTATCCCGATACCGACCGCATGTTGTTTAGCCTTGGTTTCTCTGGCACGGCGTTTAAGAAGGTCTATTACTGCCCGCTGCGTAATCGACCCGTCTCTGAGACGATTGATGCTAATGATCTGATCGTAAATAACTCTGCGACTGATCTGACAAATGCCAAGCGCATCACTCATCGCATTCAGATGACACCAAACACGGTGAAGCGTCTGCAAATCTTGGGCGTGTACCGTGACATTGAATTGTCAACGCCAAAGCCGCAGCAATTGGATGCCATTCAGCGTGCTGAGAAAGAACAGCAAGGGATTTCTGAAGAGCCGCTAAACCCGGAAGATCGTGATCGTGAGATTTACGAGTGCTATTGTGAGCTGGACATTTCCGGCTTTGAACATAAGCACAAAGGCAAAATCTCTGGCTTGGAAATCCCATACATCGTCACGATTGATGTCTCATCTGAGCAAATCCTGTCCATCGTGCGTAACTATGATGAGGACGATCAGGAACTGCCGACCGCCAAGAAGCGGTTTGTAAAGTACACCTTTGTCCCCGGCATGGGCTTTTACGACCTTGGCCTGTTGCACATCCTTGGCAACACGACCAATGCCATCACTGCTGCTTGGCGTGAATTGCTTGACGCTGGCATGTACAACAACTTCCCCGGCTTCCTTATGGCAGACACGGGTGCGCGTCAGAACACCAATATCTTCCGCGTTCCTCCCGGTGGTGGTGCGTTGGTGAAGACAAATGGTATGCCGCTGACCCAAGCCATCATGCCATTGCCATATAAGGAGCCATCTGGCGCATTGATGAATCTTGTCACGCAAATGGCTGACACTGGTATGCGCGTTGGCGGCACCAGCGAAGCCATGGTGATGGAAGGCAAGACTGACGCGCCGGTCGGTACAACGCTGGCCATGATTGAACAAGCGCAGAAGGTTTTGAACTCTGTTCACAAGCGCCTTCATGCTTCGCAGGCAGAAGAGTTTGAACTGCTGACGGAATGTTTCCGTGAGCATCCAGATGCTTTCTGGATTAAGAACCGCAAGCCAGCCTTTCCGTGGGACGAAAAGACCTTCACGGATGCTCTGGATAACTACTACTTTGTTCCTATGGCCGACCCCAACACTGCATCACAGACCCAGCGTCTGATGAAGGTGTTGGCGCTGAAACAGTTGGCGGCTGCAAGCCCGTCTTTGTATGACCCGATTGCCGTTGATACAGCGGCACTTCAGGCTCTTGGTTGGTCTAATCCCGCGCAGTTCATGGTGCCCAAGTCGGCACAGGCCAATCCGCCTCCTGAGCTTCTTCAGGCCATGGCTCAAATGGAAAACGAAAAGAGCAATGCTGCGGCGCGTATGCTGGATAGCCAGACCCGCGCTCAGGAAAGCCAAGCCAAGATTGAACTGGATCGTGCGCGTTTGCAGTTGGAGGCCCAAAGGGCTGGCCTTACTGGCGAGCCTGATCCTAGCCAAATGGCTGAGATGGAACTTCGTGCCGCCGAGCTAAAGCAACAGCAAGAAGATGCCATTTTGGATGCCATTAACCGCAAGCGTGATCGTGAAAGCCGTGAACGTTTGGCGGCTGTCAAGTTGGCAGAAGAACTGATCCGTAACCCGCAAGGCATGAACATTGCTCAGTCGGTGCTTACACCTGAAATGCTGGCGCGGTTGGAGTCTACAGAAAAGACTCTTGATGGCCGCAAGACCGGAGAACTGTGATGGCTGAACGCGCTCCAATTACAGCACGCCGTGGGGACTTGTACGTTCCGGAGCGGGACAATCCTGAAGCCATGGCTATGCAAGAAGAGGTGCGCCGCCGTTACGATGAAACGATGGCCCCTTATCGTGAGATGAAGCAGGCCGCCATTCAGCGTGCATATGACGAAACTCTGCGCCGCACAGGTAGTGAAGATGCGGCTCGTCGCACCGCAGATGCCGTGGCAGCGCGTATGTCACGCACCGAAACCTTGGCATCATTTGCCATTCCAGAAGCTGCCATTAGCGGGGCTGGCAAGGTCCTTAGCACAGCGCGTAACGTGCTTGGCGGTATGCGTGGCCGAAATGCCATGACAGCTGAAGAAGCATTGACACCAACCAATCGTCTGGTTGTAGATCGCCCTGCCACGGGTGGATATTCAGGCAGCGGCTATAATGCTGGGCCGTTTGAACAAGTTCCGTTTAAGCCCAACTATGCGTCTGGCGCTCAGATGGAACGTATG